TAGTCGCTATCGCTCCGGTTGCACTTGCAACCTTCGGGCTATTGCCGGTAAACGATAGGTTGTTTTGTTTGCCGGCTAAAGCCGTTGCTAAATCCGTCTGGTTTGCTAACGTGCCGTCAATATTGCCCCATGTCGGCGCCGGTCCTGGTGGCCCTTGCGGTCCCTGTGGTCCTTGCGGGCCGGTTGCGCCAGATGCGCCCGTGGCGCCTGTTCCGCCAGTAGGGCCGGCTGGCCCCTGTGGCCCCTGTGGGCCGGTTGCGCCGGTCGGGCCGGTTGCGCCGGTCGGGCCGGTCGCTCCAGTAGGGCCCGGAGGTCCGACCGGGCCGGTCGCACCAACTGGCCCTTGCGGTCCCTGCGGGCCGGTCTGCACCAGCGCCAATGGCGCAAGGTCCGGCTGATAGATGTCAAAATTACAGGTCGCGCCAGTACACCATGACGGTTGAACCTGTACGCACTGGTAGCCGCCGCCCCCCTGATACTTTGAGCCCAGAATCACCTGCCCCTGGGTATTCGCCACCCAGACGCGATAGCAGATATTCGCCGGATTCGTTTGGCTAGTGTCCGCGATCGTCAGCGAGAAAGCCCCGTTTGTCACAGCTGCCGAGACAGCCAGGAGAGTCCTCTGGCCTCTGCCCGTTAGTTGATAATCGATCGGCGTTCCACTTGCCGAACAGGGCTGGAAATAGATAGTCCCGGTGACGGTATTCCCGGCCGAATCAGCCAAGTTACTCGCGGTCACTGTGACATTCTGCGCGCTGGCGCAAGCTGCAAGAGCGAGCAAAAGGCTCGCGAAAGAAAAGAGTCTACGCATTGTTAACCAATCACCTCAAGCACGCGATCCTGCGACTCGCTGATCTCCGCACGAATGTTGCGATCCGGCACGACGATGCAGCCTTCAGAGGCTGAGTCATCATGCAGTGCGTTGTCGCCGTGGATATAGAAGCCACCGCGTCCGTGCATCTCATTTGTCGGAGCCGGAATCAGCGGCATGGACACAGGGCCCAGATGTGGATGGTCGATGGCCGGATCGATGCGATACGTGCCCTGTGGCAGTGGACCGATCATGAACACGTCCTGCATTGCCGGATTATTTAGGCCGCGGTCGTGTCCGGAGTAGCAGTTATCTGTGATGGGCTGGCCATCATGCGAGAGCGCGTGCTTCGATTGCGAGTAAGTCCACATGGGTTATTCGGAGCCGTTGATTTCGAGCGCCTGAAGGATTAAGAGAATATTCCGCCCATCCACGTTGTTACAGGTCTGTATCCGGTACGTGTGCGACCCAAAGAGTACGCGCATGCCGGGCGAAATGGTCGCGTTTTGGGGCCAGCGCATTGTGATCACATGCGTTACCTGCGACGTGAGGGCGCCCGCCTGATATAGCTCGCGCTGAGTTGCGGTTGCGATATTCGCATTGACGGTTAAGATCGTCGCCCAGGTTTGCGCCGGCTGCCCGTAGCTGTCCGGTGTCGTGGATAACTGCTGAATTTGGATCTGGTGACGCAGGTCGGACGGGTTAATCGCGGGCCAGCCGGGGACGCGCATCAGAATTTCCAGAGCTTATTGTTTTGGAACGCGCTGCGCACGCTGAACGGCATTTCAGCGATGAACCGCACAGCGGTAAATGGCAGGCGGTTTTCGTACCATTCGCCGATCAGGAGCAGCATGCCGTTTTTGATGACCGCGGGGACTTGCGCCGGGAGGAATCCGGCCGTGAACTTAATCTGCACAGCGCTCGTCGGCCAGAGCGTGGCCGTGGGCCACTGGGTCCCATATGCAGGCCAGATTTCGCCCGGGTGCTTGTTGGTGTCTACGATGTAGTCCGTGCCGCTGTTGAGAGTGTTAACGGTGCCGTCCGAGGTCCGGTAAGTGAAGCTATCGACGCTAATCAGTGGATCGAGAAGGCCGATATTAGGGCCATCAAAGTAAAAACCGTACGGCCGATCGTTGTACTGCGGAGGCGTCAAGCCAAACGATGTCCAGTAACTCTCGCACGGGAAGCGATCAAGCACCAGCAGAAACTGCTTTTTCGCTAACTCGCGCCCGTTTTCCTTCTCGGCTTCGAGGCGCGCAGCGGTGATTAGCTGCTGCAGGTTCGCCGTGCCGGTCCCGCTGTCGAGGTTGAGTTGCTGCTCAACGTCAGAGATGAGCAGCGGCTCATCGGTGGGTTGCGCGTCCTGGACTATCGTTAGGTTCATTTCGCCTTACGGGTTTCGGCTTTGGGGAGTGCGGCGGTTTGCGGCTGCTCAGGAACCGGGATTGCGTGCCCCGATTCGAGAAGATGCTTTTCATCCGGGTGATCGTCCAGCACTTGTCCCGGATAGTGGGCGTAATCGTTGCCCTTCTGGACGTGTCGCGCGATTTTGATTTTCATGCGGGAAAAAGCGGGGCTGGAGTTGCCAGCCCCTTTCGCGGAGGGAGAAACTAGGTCGCGGAATTGGCGAAGTACTTGATTGGATGCGTGCCGGCATCCTGAAGGTTGGAATCGGAGCGCGAGAATGCGGCGAAGCCAATCTGGCCGTAGTCCATGTACTTTTCGCCGAAGCGCACCAGCATCAGATCCATCACGTCGCGGATCAAGAAGCGGGTGAAGTCGCCGAACAGCGCCGACTTGGCGTTTGCCGCCATCGTGGGCATGTCGTTGTTGATGACAACGGGATAGCCGAGGATGGTATAGGTTGCCTTGCCGGGCTCGCCAGCCTTCACCTCGTTATTGATGCCGATGAACGAGGAATTGAGCAGCGGGCGGCCGTTGCCGTCGAGCATTTGCTCGGTGACAGCCGCAGTCGAATCGTGCAACATGAACTGTGCGCCCGCACGATAGGCCGGATCAACCGAGTGAGTCAGGTTCACAATGTCGTTGTAAACCCACTTCGCGGTTTCGCCGGTCGCGCCAGTCACTCCGAGCGCGGCAGCGGTGAGAACGCCCGTGGGCTGAGAGGCGCCAGTGCCGGCCGTGAAATAGGTGTTCTGGGAGCGGCCGAGACGGGTGCCGAGTGCCTGCGCAACGAATGCCTGCACATCAAAAGCCGAATCCTGGATGAGTTCGATTGGCACGAGGACGAGGCCAGAGGTGAACTTGTACGCGCCCAGCGTGATGTGGCTGAACGACATTTCCGTGCTGGCTTGCTGGATCTGCGTGTTTTCCGCGACGAGCGAACCCGTGTTGTACGTGTCGTTCAAGCTCGGCCAGGGGAGCTGATTGCCGGTAGCCGTGCGGATGATGCGCGCCTTACTGGTGCGTATTCCGCCGAACCACTTCATTGCGACTTCCAGTTCGGCCAGGAAGCCTTGCGGGACGGTATAAGCGCCGGCCGTTCCTGTCACATCGGACAGCGGAGAGGCAGCACGGAAATGCAACTGATCCTTGCCCAGTCCGACCGTCTCGCGGCCCAGGGCGGAGCGCTGCTCGTCTGTCAGCGTGCTAGCGCCGTTCCGCAGAAACTTGTCCATCGCCACTTCGCGGAGATCGCTGCCAGTGGCCCGCGTAGCGGTAGCCGCAGGAGCCAGCGGTCCAACGGACTTGTCAAGCTCCGCGTTAAATTCGGACGACTGGCGCGAACGCTCAATGGTTTCTCCGAGCGCCTTCACGTCGGACATGATGGCGTCGTATTTGGTTTGCTCCTCCGGGGTCAGAGCGCGCGTTTCCTGCTCTGCCTTGAGTACGAGGCCGCGGGCTTCCTCAAAAATCTTGGCCCGCTTTTCGAGTAATTGCTTCATGAGTTCTCCTTTAGAGGACTGAGTAGTAAGCAAGCTCCAACTTGCGGCGAAGTAGTCCAAGGTCTACCCCGCCGCCGTTGTTGGCGGGCGGGGCCAGTTGGCCCGCCGTGGTTTGTCGCTCGCTCGTATCTGGCCTGTCGGCCAGAATCTCTTCTGCGCTGCGTAATTGCAGGCTGGTCTCGCTGTATGCGGGTTGCGATACCACCGATACGCGAGACACTAAAATGCTTGTCAATGTCCGGACGGTTTCGCCGTCTTTCTCGGACCAGGACTGACCGCCAGGGAGCACGCGAAACGCGAACGAACCCTGCGAGATGTCGCCGCGATCCACGGAGACCATCAGATCTCGCGCCCATTGCGTATCGGGCGGGATCACGTCCATGCGCACGCCGCGCTCATCCTCCGTGATGGACAACGTGCCGTTGCTCTGACTGCCGAGTATGTATTTCGAGTCATGGTCAAAGTCGGCCTTTGTGTCATCGGCCCACTGGATTGCACCAGGCTTGATAAGTTCGCGGAACCCGCCGAGGTTTTCGCTGAGCGAGTTAAAAACAATCGGGTAGCCGGAAATCTTGCGCTGATCGCCTTCCGCGCGCACTTCGGGCTTAAATTGTCTTATCTCAACCTTCATCTATGGATCACCTCGGAATAAATTCGCTGAACCGTGCCGATTGGATCGGTGATGTAGTCACGCTCAGGAACGCGAATTACGCGCCACCGTCGCGCCTGTAACTCCCGATCCTTGCGCGCATCCTTCTCCGCTATACCGGGGAGGGAATGCCAATACTCTCCGTCAAACTCGATAACCGTCTTGTAGAGCGGGACAATGCCATCTGGACACCAGCGACCAACGCGCTCATTGCGGAAAACAACCAGTCCCATGCGCTCAAGCGCATCAAGGAATGCGGTCTCCGCCTTGCTAACCTTTTCCTGGTGCGCGGCAGTGTATGAGCCGAGGCACGTGCGACTGCAGAACCTACCGCGCCCTTCCTTAATTGCGCAGGTATGGACCTCAAAGCGCATCCCGCAGAATTCGCACTCTCGCTCAGTTCGTTTCCTGCGCTTCTGCGCTACATGCTGGCTGCGCCATACGATCATGCAAGGCTGAGAGCAGAACCGCGCCGCTCGTCGAGAGGGCGGCAGTGCGATCACCTTGCTGCATACTTCGCACTTGCATTCAATCTTTGGCTTAGATTTGCCATTGATTCCGGCCGAATACCAGCAATCCGGCGAGCAATACTTTGCCCTCTTTGCGAGGCTTGGGGCGGCCAGCTTTACCTTGCCGCAGCGAACACAGGCATAACTACTCATCTTCACCCTGGCTGCTTACTTGTTGGGTTCCTCTGCGGGCTTCTGCTGCGGCTCTGCGGGATTCTGCGGCTGCGCTGGTGCCGGCTGGGGCTTCGGCTCCTGGCCGAGCACTACATACTGCTGCTGCACGGTCAGCTCATTCGCTGCGGGGTTGTCGTCCGGGTCGAGGTCGAGCCTGACGCGCGCTTCGTTGCGCTTCATAATGCCGCCGCCCGTGAGCGTGTTGTACGCTTGCGCCTGACTCAAGAGATCGCCGCGTGACAGCTCGGTGAGATCGTGGCGACAGGTTAACTCGTCCTGCGAACCCAGAACCGTGATGTTGATTTTCTGCTCGATCCTCGTACACCACGGGCGAATGGAGTACTTGATAAACCGGATGTCGGCCTGCTCTGCGCTGGCGTAAGTTTCCGGCTTGCTTAATGCGTCATGCAGCATCCCGAGAGGGACGTTAAATATCCGCGCGATTTCGGCAAGCTGGAATGAGCGACCCTCTAGGAACTGCGCATCCTTCGGGTTGATCGAGAACGTCTTGAGGTCCATCCCGCCGTGCAGGATGGCGACTTCGCCGCTATGCTCGAGCCCGCCGTAGTTCTTTTTCCATTCCCGCTTGATCTGCTCCGGGTCTTTGACTGTTACGCCCTGCGGAGCGACTAACGCGACTCGCGGGATTGCGCCATTTGAGAACGTCCGGCCGCCGTGCTCCTCGTACGCCTGTCCGAGCGCCACAGCATTGCGGCACATCGTAATCGGCGAGTAGCCCACAACGCCATCCCATCCCATTCCGGGGATGTGTAGCATTTGGTCAGGGCCGTAGATGCCGGCAGGAACCGGCACCGCAAATGGATAGAGCGGCGTGTAGCGATACTCGAGCTTGAGAGTCTGCGGATTCCGCAGCACAATCATCCAGTCCGGACGAAGGGGGTAGATTTGCTTGATGCGCCCGCGGCCGTCGAGGTCGAGATAGTTGTAGCTGTTCCCCCATCCGAGAAGCGATTGCATGGCGAACTCGCGCCATTGCATCGAGGACATCTCCTCGTTGGGCTGCTCGCGCAGCATGCGATAGCGGTAGTCGTCAATGGCGAGCTTCTTGACCAGGCCATCCGGTGTTACGTTGCGGAATGTGAGCAGCGGCAGGCTGCCCACGCCTTCACAGAGAATCTTGAAGCACGCCCATACTGCCGTATATGTGAGTGCTGTATTCGGGTTGACGGAGCGCCCCGTATACGTGGGGCTGCCGAACGTCAGCGCCTCATACGCGCCCGTACCAGGGACCGCGCTCGATATGCTCTCGCTGCGCTTCTGGACGGGAGGCAGGGCGTGTCCCGCCTGCTGGATGAGCGTGCCTAGAGTTTCGATCACAGGATTCCTGCTTCTACGGTTTGCGTCACAATCGGCGCCCGATTCAGCGCCGTGACAATGGCGCTAATGCCGTCTATGCGCTTCGTTGATGTCATTCGTTCTGGCTTATCCGGCATCACTTCGTCTGTGCGATTCCGTGCGAGCGTCAGACAGCGAGCGTTCCAGTTGAGCACGGGGTTATTGCCGTGCCGAATCTTGCCGTCCAGATACGCGCCGAGCAGCCATTTCACTGGCTGATTTAACTGCGTGAACCGCTGCGTCACTTCGACCATCTGAATACCCAGATCCTGCAGCTGCATCGCAGTTGGCCGGAAGTTATGCGGGTCGTAGCAGCATTCCCGCAGGTCGAACATTTCGGAGGCCCACTGGACGCGAGATTTCAGCCCTTCGTAATCGTGAGCGTTGCCCGGACAGGTCTCGATAAATCCGCGCCGCTTCCATTCGGTGTACGGCACCTTGTCGCGCCGCTCGCGCTTTTTGAGCGTTTCCTCGGGCATCCAAAAGAACGAGAGGACGGTCCATATCTCGTCATCCTCTGGCGGGAACACCAAGCCCAGCGAAGTTAAGTCTGTCGTGTATGAGGCATCGACGCCGCCAATACACATGCGATCCGCGAGGCCCCACTTAGAAACTAGATATTCAATGTCGTATTGCGGCCAGGTGTTGAGATCCACGCCGCCTGAGCCGAGGCCCATCCAGGCACCCATCTCGATAACACGGTCATCCTTCTCGCCCCACACGTTCAGGTGATACCTGAGATAGTCCGCCTTTGCCTGTGGGTCGTTCTGCGCTTTAACGCAGAGGTCGTGAAGTACCGAATCTTTGAGGTATCCGCCGTTATCTTCGTGGCTCGGGTTCGCTGCTGTTCGTGCTTCGCGCGATTTCCAGTAATCCGGCTCTTTCTCGATTCGCCGCGGATCAGCGCCCCAGATGCGCCCATAGAACCGCCTATCCGTGAGCACGCCTTCTGCGATCTGTCGTGCGTATTCATGGCGCCGCCAGCACAGCGGGGACTCGTCCACTTCGCCGGCCGTCGTGATGTCGATTACCAGCGGCTCTTTGCGGGTGATTGTGCCGCGCTCAAGAATTTCGTTTAACTCAAGGGCCTTACGTGTGCGCCAGCGGTGCAGCTCGTCGCGCACCACAAAGGACGGGTTGATGCCGTCGTGAATGTCGCCGTCTGCTGAGATCGCGGCGTAAAAGCTGCTCGGGTCGTCGCGTCGGACAATCCGCTTCGTGCTCGGAAGCACGCGCAACTTCTGCGAGAGCATCGGCGAAGCGTTCACCATCTGGGACGCCGCCCTGAACACGATGGCCGCCTGATCCTTCGCCGTGGCCGCGCTATAAACTTCCGTGCCGGTGGTTTTCGTGGACGCCAGGCAAGAGACTACGAGGCCCGCGCAGAGGGTCGTCTTGGTGTTCTTCTTTGCGACCTCTAAATAGACATCCCGATACTGCCTGAGCCCATCCTCATCCAGCGTTCCGAATACGTCTAGCAGTACTTGCCGCGTCCACGGCATCAGTGCAAACTTCTGCCCGGCAAAGTCGCCAGTAAGAGTTAAGTGCCGCTCAAAAAATAGGCAGACTTCGCACGCGCGACAGAGGATGCGGCCGTCGCGCAAAGGCTTGGACCATAAAACGCGCTCGCCGCAGAAAGAACATTCTTCCGCATTCACGGATCACGCAAACATGGCATCGTCGAGCGGGTCTGACTGCCGATTCTCGGGGACACTTAATTTCGATCTACTTGCCGGCGTCAAGCCAAACTCGGTGCAGAATGCCCGCCACTGACTCCAGCCCTTCTTGCTTGCAGCCATGAGCATAGAGAGGTGGTAATAATCGTTTCGCTCCGCTGTGCCGGCCCGGATCAACTCTTGGAGCTTTTCAATCGCGTCGTCTGCCGCCCTGCCCTGCGCTACACCGCGGCAGGCAGCCTCCAGCGCCGTTCCGTCGATCTTCGCGAGCAGGCCGAGACGGTCAAGCTCTGGCGCGATCCCATCCCACACAGCTTGCGCTGCCGGAGGCATCTTGTGAGCTACGGGGATGCCGAGCGCCGGCTCTGGCTCGGGCTTGATTTTGCGTTTCCCGCGATTGCCTTCAATCAGTTTGAGCTTGGTCGGCTTGCGGGGTCTTCCACCTGGCATTTTGTGTCCGTTACACCACTAATGGATTTTGCGGATGTTTGCGTGTGACCTCGTCGGGGTCTACGGGAGGCACTCCCAGGGATTTTTCCCACCCCCGCCACCATCCTGATTCTAAAGGGGCTACTCACCCCGCAAAGTCTTCGCCGCATGACACGCGCCGTGACATAGTTGCCAGTTCGAGACGTCCCAAAAGATCGCCCGATCTCCACGATGCGGAACCTTGTGGTCCACGTGGATATCGCTCGTATCCACCAGTGGCTTTCCGCACTCCGCACAGCTCCAGCGTCCCTCTGCGAACTCAGCCGCGATGAACTGCAGCCGCGCTTTCTGCCAGTGCCGGTTGTATCCACGTTCAGCCGCCGTCTTTCGCGCTCTAACCGTGGGCGCAGATCGCCGCGGGAGTGTCGCCACTACGCGATACTCTTTAGCCATGCAACAATCTCAACCGCCCACCCCACCACGGCATAACCCGCAAGCCCCAGCGCCACGCTTGCGACAGGGATAGCGGCAAGGATGAGGAGGAGTCTTAGTGCCCAGGCCAA